TAGTCACGGTTTGTACACCGACACCCGTTTATGCAGTGTTTAACCGTAACTTTGCAAGCGAACCGACTTTTGTAACGTGGCAGCTCAGAGATGTGCATCAGCCGGTTTATACAGGTCCGCAATCGGTGAAGGGTATAGATCGACCGGTGTTTCAGGCTACAGTGTTCGCGCAACTTATGGCGAATTGTTTTAGTAAGGCGCAGCAAATTGTGGATGCCTTACACGGTTATCAAGGTACTTTCGGCGGTCTTTTTTTTGTGTCAAAGGTCGATGTAGATTGGCTCTTTCACACATACGACAATGACAGCAAATTAAATCAAATCGTTCTTGATTGCACTTTAGACATTCCTGCGTGAGGTGAAAAATGGCTCTTCCTAACAAAGTTTTACCCGGCTTTTCAGCCTCCTTATACTGCCAGCCGGGGGCAAATCCAACACCGTTGACTAGCTCGACAATCAACGTTTATGCAAGCGTTTCACCGATTGCAGTTATTGGAAACCTTGTTCCTGTCGAAGCAATCCCTGCATTTGGACAAGATGATGCGGTGGCTAACTTCGGAGTTGCTGGCTCGCGTCAATCTGACAAGATCCCCGTTCAGTCTGCACCTACAAGCATGACTTGCGTAGCAGCGTGGAATCCTTCGGACTCGGTTCTTCTTTTGCTTCGCGCTGATGCTTACAACGGGACAATTGATCGCACGTTTGTTATCTCGGCAACCGACGGCACAAACGTAGTCTGTTACGCTTTCAACGGTCGCGTAAGCCAGTGGACGATTGACCCTGCACCCGGCGCTGAAGCTAAAGTTACATTCACCATTCACCCCAGAGGAAACCTTTATGGATGGTCAAACAGCACTCCTTGATTTTCTTGAGGGCATGAAGGCAACCTATGTCGACCTTCATCTTTACGCTAAAGGGCATCCCTTTACCTTACAAGAGGTGGATGCCGCCCTACAGGAAGCCGAAGCCGCTGAAGCTGTCTGTCTCAACGTGATGAGGCAATATGCAGCGAGCGAGTGACGATTTACTGAGCTATTTAATCGCGCAGGCCCAAACCGGTGCTAAGAACTGGTTTGGGTATCCACAACAACGGCTCATTAACATTTCGCTGTGCCATCAGATTGCGGCTAATCATGCGGACTGCATGTCACCGGATGAAATTGTTGATTACGTCCTGAAACTAAACGATCAGATTTTTAAGCGCATCGTCACCAATGCCAACGATAGAGGTTAAAGGTCTAAAGGAATTTGAAAGAGTTCTTTTAGATCTACAAGAGGAATTTGGCACAACAAAAGCCAAACGCGCTCTTATACCGGCTCTCAGAGAGTCTATGGAAGCAGCCAAAACAAGAATTAAGGCTGGCGCACCCGTAGATACTGGCAAACTGAAGATCAAGATCAGAAAAGGCGCAAAGGTTGCCACTGGCAAAGATAAAAAGCGCAAGTATCTTTCGCCCAATACCGTTGCGTTCGGCTATGTCGATGTTGGTGTTAATTACAAGGATGAGAAAGGCGAATATAGACCCGCAGCAGAGGCTATGGAATACGGCACTGCAAAAACACCGGGCAAGCCTTTTATCAGGAATAACTTTCAATCTGCCGTTCCGCAAGTCTTAGCGTCGCTTGCGGAGCGTCTCGGTAAAAATTTAGACGCGTGGGCATCAAAACAAAGGGCAAAGACACAATGAAACTACAAGAAAGATTAGGTGGTTTTCAGCGGCAGAAATATCGACAGATCAAGTTTGGCGATCAAGATCTTGAGGTCTACTTGCCGACTCGCAACGAGATGAAAAACTTGATGGACAAGCTGAAAAAGCCTCCGCAGGAACTCATTGACGGTGAATACAAAACGCTTTTGGATTCGCTGTGGCAGTTTTGTAGCCCTACTGATGACGGCATAGAGGTATTGGAGAATGACGTTAAGGTGCAAGGCGTAAGTATGAAGTCAACAGCAAGATTCACGGCCATCAAAAAGATGCGTGAGATTGCGATGATTTCTCTAGTCGGATTCAAGGAAGGCGACGATTTGTTTGCCCTTTCTTACGAGGACATTGCAGACACGCTGTCCGAGGTTGAGATAACGGAGCTTGTGAAATCTATTGAGTCTGCCGTCAATCCCGATTACGAGACAACGAAAAAAAACTAACAGGGTCGCTATATCACCAGATAAGGGCAGCGGCGATTTTTAACGGCCAAAGCCCGGAAGTATTTGATAGCCTTGATGTAGCGACCGTTCAAGCATTAGAATTGATGTGGCGCGACGGATTGATTGGTGGCAGGCAAAACCTAATCTTCATGTCGCATCTAATGTCGTTGGTTTATAACTTTGCTGCTTCGTGGTCAAAAGGAGCAAAAACATCCAAACCGACCGAGTTCTTCCCGCATCTGGAGGAATACTTTATCCCTCCAGAAAACATGACAAGACAAGAGCGTGATTTTTTGGCGTTCACCACTTTGCCGGGATTCAAGGCAGAGTATCTGAAAATACTAGGGGGAAATCGTGGCCGGTAAGATGATTGCAGCGCTGCAAGTTGGTCTAGGACTTGAAAGCGCAGAGTTTAAGAAAAATGCCGACGAAGCCAAACGTAAAGCGCAAGAGCTCGGCCAATCATTCAAGAATATTGAGCAGCAGACCAAAGGCTACGATGACTCGCTCAAAAGCGCTGGCAATTCTCAAAAACAGTTTGCCGAGCAAGCGAGAAATATAGGCTATCAGGTTCAAGACTTTGCGGTGCAAGTTGGATCTGGACAAAGCGCACTTACTGCACTGGGGCAACAGCTTCCACAATTACTTTCTGGCTTTGGATTAGTCGGTGTCATCTTAGGCACGTTGGCTGCTGTTGCCATCCCTGCATTCAAGGCGGCGCTTGTTGCTTTAGGTGTCGAGCTGAGATCGCTTCAGCAGATCCTTGAGGATGTAGACAACGCTGGAAAAGCGTTTACGGACATGAACGACAAAGCCGGAATGTCGTTGAAAGAGCTGTCCGAGATCTACAACGAGGATGCGGCTCCGGCATTGCAAAAGCTCTACGAGCAGATGCGGAATTTATCGGGCATGAAGTTTGGCGACGAGATCAAATCGTCCGCTAAGGCTCTAGGTGATGAGTACAACAAATTCTTTTTTGGCCTTATTCCTAAGACGGCAGGATGGGCTGCAAGCTCTTTAGCAAAAGACCTAAACGTTGCTGAGGATGAGGCTGGAAGGCTCTTAAACACGCTTAAGGGGCTTGAATCTGGGTCGGCTTCTATACAGAGCGTCAGGAACTATGTAACGGGCTTGCAGATTGATTTAAGCAAGGCTACGGACGAAGGAAGAAAGTGGTTCACACAGTTTATGGGCTTTTACACAAAAGCCACGGAAGCCACAGAGAAACTAACTTCAGCGCAAAGTAGCGCAATTAGAGAGGGTCGGAAAAACATTGAGTCTGCTGGTAAAGCCGCGCAAAGCTATTTAGAGAACCTAAACAAAGAGATTCGCCGTCTTGTTGAAGGCGAGGAAATGTCCTCAATGTTTGAGGCTAGAAAAGCCGCAGGCGAAGCTGGCGTTAAAAAGATGACTATCTTGATTTCGCTGAAGCTAGATAAATCAACCAGCGACACGATGGAGAATGTTTTTGACAAGATCAGAACCGAAACGGAAAAAGCGATGGGCGCTGACCGTAAGGAACTGGTCAAAGACTTTGTCGACGAAGTCTCTAGCGCAGGAAAGAAACTGGCAAAGGATGCTGATGAATGGGCGTACTGGAGAAAGCAAGTAGATGGTGCGCTTTCACCATTACAGATTCTTGAGAATCGAGTACAGAGTCTTGATGAGGCGTTTGAAAAAGGCTTTGTCAATGCCAAAGAGTATTACATGATCTTAGGTAAAGCGTTTGAGGATTACAACAAGAGCATGAAGCCTGCAAAAACCGAAATGGAACTCATGCTTGAGGATCTTCGGGATGGGTTCAAGAGCTTAGGCGCTGAGATTGTTGGTGCGTTTGGTTCTGGCCGTAAGGCAACTGATGCGTTTAAGAATGTGCTTTCTAGTCTGTTGCAAAAATTCGCCTCACGATCGCTGAATAATTTGTTTGACGCAATCTTTCCTAAATCAGAGGCTAGCGCGGGTATGTTGAGCAGTTTTTTCAATATGTTTCGAGCAAATGGAGGCCCTGTAACATCTGGAGAGCCTTATATCGTAGGGGAAAAAGGCCCTGAGCTTTTTGTTCCCAGAGCAAGCGGAACAATAGTTCCCAACGGCATGATGGCTCAAGCTGGCTCAACGGTTGTCAACTACAACATTCAAGCTATCGACGTAAAGTCTTTTGAGGATCGGCTTTTAGGCAGTTCTAAGGCTGTGTGGGCGGCGAATCAATACGCCAACAAATCATTAAGCGTCCGAGGTAGAACATGAGCTTCCAGACCATTCTAGACATTTCGCAAAGCATCACGGTTAATAACCGAAGGATGGTTGGGCAGCAATACTCACGCTCTGGTCAGGTCAGAACGGCTCTATATGTCACAGCGGTTCCGTGGGTCTTTACAGTCAAGCCTCACTCTTATCTGTATTACCCTCAAGTTAGAGATGTCATCCAGACGATTGATAACTTAGACCGACAAACCGCGGCGAACATCACGTTCAACACTACAACGCTTCAATGGTTCACGGAATATAAAGGCGGTCTCAGCTCGGTTCAGGCCGCGGCGCTGACTCTTGCGAGCGTTCCTGCTCCTAATGCGACAACGATCTCAGTCGGCAATCTTCCTGCGGTTGCATCCTCGACAGTTGTATTCGCTGCGGGAGACTTCCTTCAGATCGGAAACTATCCATATAAAGTCACAGCACAGGTCTTGAGAGGCTCAGGATCGACCGTTAGCGTTACATTACACCGACCAGTGATAGGAACTCCATCCACCGGAACTTTGACGGCTGTAGGCGCTGCCTGCACGTTTAATGTTGTGGCTGAGACATGCCCGACTTACACTCTAAGACCAATGACAAGCGGCGCATTTGTCGATTGGGATAACGACTTTGTTTTCAGGGAAAACGTCCAATGAGCACAGCTATAGCGGCGCTTTCCTCAGCGTCAATCACGCATTCAGAATTCGTAAGGTTGGTCACTAGCACTAACACTTACACCTTTTGCAGTGCAGCAGCATCTATCACTGTTTCTGGGATCACGTTTACCGGATTGGGAAGCCTTCTTTCTGTCGGCGATGTGCAGAGAGATCTGAAAGCGACCTCTGATGACATGATTATTAGTCTGATAGGGATTGACCCGACCAACGTTTCTCTCATTCTTGCCAACAATATAAAAGGCTCAACGGTCGAGATCTGGAGGGGATTCTTCGACTCTAATTACCAGATCATCACAAGCCCTACGACGCAGTTCTTTAAGCGTTATCAGGGCATCGTGAACAGTGTGAGTTTGAGCGAGGACTTCGATCAAGAGAACCGATCAAGAACGGTTAGTTGCTCAATCTCTTGCGCTTCGTTCAGAACCATCTTAGAAAACAAAATCTCTGGCATCAGGACAAATCAGAACACATGGCGAGCGATTTATCCATCCGATTCAAGTATGGATCGAGTCGACGCAATCACCGGTCAATACTTTGACTTCGGCGCTCCTCCTCAGTCTGGAGGGCTATCAGATCCTAATGCTGGATCATTCGTATACGAACAGGACACATCAGGTATATGAGATACGCAACAAAATACGACATGCCCCATCTGTTAGAGATGATGAGGGAATATGCAAAAGAGGCAGGCGTAAAAGCACTGCAAGAAAAACAGAACGAAGATCAAGTGAAAAACTTGTTCGATCAAATGATGAACGGCAGAGGCTTTGTACTTGTCGACGATAACCTGAGAGGGTTCCTCGCTGCTTACGTCTCAAGGAATTTTTGGAACCGATACATACGAGAGCTTCACGAAGTGGCGTGGTGGGTCATGCCTGAATACCGAAGCACAAGCGTCGGAGGTCGACTTTGGTTAAGGTTTAACCAGCTTGCTCAAAACCTTCTCGATCAAAAAAAGATAGACATTGTGTGTACAAGCCTAATGCCGTCCAGCCCTGAGATTGACTATACAAAATATAAATACAGACCTTTGCAAGCCACATTCTTTCGAGAGTAGATCATGCCAGCATCCATTATTGTCGCGGGACTTGTAGAAGCGGGTGTATTCGCTGCGAGCAGTTTGGGCGCTATGGCCGCAACCGCGGCGATTCGGTTTGCAACCTCTGTCGTTGTCTCTAAGGCCTTCGGGAATAAAAGCTCAAGCGCTCAAGATGCGGGTGTAAGGCAACAGCTTCCTCCAGCGGCTAATTATTCCGTTCCAATTGTGTACGGAGATGCTTATCTCGGTGGAACCTTTGTCGATGCGGTGTTGTCTACCGATCAAAAGGTAATGTTTTATGTTCTTGCAATCTCTAGTATTAGCAATAACGGACAGTTTTCTTTTGACACGACAGATTTTTGGTACGGTGATCGTCAAGTAAATTTTCAATCATCTTCAAGTCCAAATGTCGAAAGTCTTGTTGATGGCAATGGAAACATAGATGACGCAGTGGCGGCTAACAATAGATTTCAGATTTATTTATATACATCTGATAACTCTGGAAATATCACAAGGGTTAATTCGCTAAGTTATCCGTGGGATGTAATGGGGCCTTCTGAACCGGCTGGTATTGATCCTGCTTTGCAATGGCCCTCCACCGGAAGAAGAATGAATGGTTTGGCATTTGCCATTGTGAGGATGACTTACAACAGGGATGCTGGACTAACTGGTTTGCAGCCTCTTACTTTCAAGTGTTCTCAGTATCTAAACGGAACCGGCGCAGCTAAGCCCGGAGATGTCTGGTACGACTACATGACTGATACGCGCTACGGCGCAGGCATGACGGGTCTGGTGGATTCTGCCAGCGCGGCAACGCTTAACACTTACTCAGACACGCTCATCTCTTACACGAACTCATCTGGAGGCACGAGCAGTCAGGCTAGATATAGGATCAACGGTGTCGTTGATACGGCTCGACCAGTTCTAGAGAACGTTGAGCAAATCATTGAGGCTTGCGATAGTTGGATGACCTACAACGCTGCCTCTGGTCAGTGGTCGATTGTTGTCAATAAAGCCGAAACCTCTAGCTTCTCTTTTAACGACACAAATCTAATCGGTGACATTCGAGTTAGTACGACCGACATTAACCAACAGATCAACCAGATTGAGATTGACTTTGCAAGCAAGGAAGCGCGGGATCAGCCCGACATCGTGTTTGCAGAGCTTCCCGCTGGCTCTCTTTACGCCAACGAGCCGAGGAACAAAGAGACTTATCGGCTAGAGATGACCAACGATTCGGTGCAAGTTAAGTATCTTGCCAATCGTCGGCTTTTGCAGAGCAGAGAGGACTTATTAGTTTCAATTACCGCGGCTTATCCTGCGATTCAGGTTGATGCGGGTGACGTTGTAGACATCACAAACTCAGACTATGGATGGACTAACAAGCTCTTCCGAGTCATGAAAGTCAACGAGGCTACGACACCAGACGGCAACCTCGGCGCGGCATTAGAGCTCACGGAATACTCGGCAACTGTTTACGCAGACCCGACTGCGGGGTCAATCAGTCAATACACACAGGCTCCGGCATCTGGCATCCCTTCCTCTCAATACATTTCGACTCCGGGGACACCGTGGCTCTACAACGTGCCACCGTATGCACCGGCTCCCTGTGCTGATCCTCCGGTATTCAGTATGGTTGCCAGCGTTCCGGCTACCGGTCGAGTGTTGTTGATGTCGCTGTACTACACAACGGTAGCGACTCCATCCTCATCGGATTGGAACCTAATCAAGACAACCAACACAATTGATGGCAGTCCTTACACTCCATTGGTTTCACAGGTCTTTACAGACCTAACGCTTCCATCCGGCACTTATTATTTTCGAGTCATCGCTAGCAACGGATCAGCTTCTTCTGTTAGCGCAACATCCTCCGCAGTGGTATGGGACACAAGCGTTAGAACTGTAAGTCTTAGTTCAACTGCTGTTCAATTTATAACGTCCTCTGCTGGTGTTGTATCGCCCTCTACGATCACGTTTACAGCGACAAGTACCTTTACAAGCCCAACGTGGCAGTGGCGTGTAGACGGCGTTTTACAGGCTTCCACAACCAATACTTTTGTTCTGTCTGCTTTCTCGCCTAGCACTGCAAAAACAATCTCGGTGACTGCAAGTCAAGGTGGTTGTTCGGCTACAAACTCAATGGTGATTTCGAGCATCCGCGACGGGTTAAATGGCCCGACCGGACCGACGGGCCCGATTGGACCCACAGGCTCGGGAAGCGGCCCGACAGGGCCCACGGGCGCAACGGGAGCCTCAAGCACAGTGCCCGGCCCAACGGGGCCCGCAGGCATTCAGGGAGCGACCGGCCCCACCGGGGTTGCCGGTCCGACAGGGCCCACCGGCATTCAAGGGAATACCGGCCCGACCGGAGCTCAGGGGAATACAGGCCCCACCGGCGCTGCCTCCACCGTACCGGGGCCAACAGGGCCCACGGGCGCGGCTTCCTCGATTGCCGGTCCAACAGGGCCTACGGGAGCAGCCTCGACGGTTCCCGGTCCTACAGGGCCCACAGGGGTTCAGGGCAGCACCGGTCCAACCGGGGCTACGGGTGCGTCATCTACTGTGCCCGGACCGACGGGCCCCACTGGCGCTCAAGGAAATGTTGGGCCAACGGGCGCTGCGGGGAGTGTCGGCCCAACCGGGCCCACAGGCGCACAGGGCAATGTCGGACCCACCGGTGCTCAGGGAATTGCCGGTCCGACCGGGCCTACGGGCAGTCAAGGGAATGTCGGCCCGACGGGGCCCACCGGGGCAGCGTCTACGGTTCCCGGACCCACCGGAGCGGGCGGTCCAACAGGCCCGACGGGGGCGAATGCAACACCCGGAGGCGTAACCACAAGCATTCAATACAACACATCTAATACTTTTGACGGTTCGGCAAACCTAACGTGGAACGGATCTACCTTGCTTGCTAAAGGCGATCTCAAACTGCAAAAGGGCATTCCTGAAGTTCTTTTAAGATCTGCTGGAGACGTAAAACAATACTTTATAGCTGCCAATATCTCTGATGTAGTCGATGGCGGCGTGGTTATCGGAACGGGCGCGAGCATCAACTCTGGCACTGCTTACCTGACGCTTACATCGTCCGGCAACGCTGTGGTTCCCGGCGTTTACTCCGCAACGGTGGGAGGAACCAATCGAGATGTCTATGTTGATAACACTGGATTGATCGGTTATGTCAGTTCATTGAGGGAGACCAAAACAGATATTCAGCCAATTACAAATGCTCAATGGATTTATGATCTTCAGCCGGTTTCGTTTTACTACCGAGCAAGAGATAGGGAAGGGAACCTTACCGATCAAAGAGACGGTGATTTATCTTACGGTTTGATTGCTGAGGATGCAGAGATCGTCAATTCAGAGATCTGTTACTACGACATCATAAATGGCGAAAAGGTTTTGAGAGGCATCAATTATTCAAAGTTGATTGTTCCTTTGCTCAAGGAAATTCAAGACTTGAAGCGGCGCATTGCGGAGTTAGAGAATCCCGCATAAAATAATAAAAAACACGACAGCCCATCGTTCTGCTGGGAGTGCCTAGCGAACGTCACTTACCGAGTAGAGGGAAACGTGGCCGTCTTTTCAAAGAATACCCTGACGCAGGTCAGCGGTTTTGACAATCAAATCATTGCTGGCGAACTGGTTTACAACCAGCGGACATATTGGAATCTCACTCTCAATAACTCCGACGGCACGCCTAGAAATCTATTCGGCTCTACGGTTACGAGCCAGATCCTACGTCGGCAGCTTTCCAATGTCAGAGACTCGCGCTACGGTTTGACATTCGACATAGCCGATTACACGCCAGAACCCTCACCAGTCAATCTGACCATTACTAATCAAGATCTTTCTAACGGCTCCTTCACACTGGTGATTGATGAGTCGGCGTGGTCGGTCATGTCGACGGATGTTCAACTCGACATTAACGCGAACAACCCGGTTGGATTCTCTGGGAACATCAAAATCGCTATTCCTGCAAGCGGATCAACTCCGGCGCAGGATCTCATCATCTTCTTGTTATTCCTTGTCAGATCTGATGGAGTCACAAATTGAGTACGACAGTTACTGGCGCGAATCAGATCGTCCTTGTTGTAGATCAGGGCGTTATCGGACCGACCGGGCCTGCCGGTGCAGCGGGCGGACCAACGGGGCCCACGGGCTTACCGAGCACAGTTCCCGGACCAACCGGGGCGACGGGCCCTACCGGCGCACAAGGGGCTGGCATCACGATCAAGGGAACGGTTGCCACAGTTGGTGATCTGCCTTCGTCTGGCAACACTCCCGGAGATGCTTACATTGTTCTGTCTAACGGTCATCTTTATGTGTGGAGCGGATCTTCGTGGGGCGACTCCGGGCAGATTGTCGGCCCGACCGGTCCGACCGGCGCTCAAGGGGTAGCGGGAGCCACTGGAAGCACAGGCCCCACCGGGGCGGCATCCACGGTGGCCGGGCCAACGGGGCCCACCGGCGAGACGGGCGCAGCAAGCACAGTGCCCGGACCCACTGGGGCTACGGGTGCTCAGGGAAATATTGGCCCTACTGGCGCTGCATCTACGGTTCCCGGACCGACGGGCCCGACCGGGCCTGCCGGAGGTGGAAGCGCAATCACGGTTAAGGAAGAAGGTACGACGCTTACCTCCAATGTCACATCGTTTGACTTTGTAGGCTCGGGAGTCATCGCAACGGCAGTGGGCGATGCTGTCACGGTTTCGATCACTGGCGGCACTGGGGCGACCGGCCCCACAGGGCCCACCGGAGCGGCTTCTACGGTTCCCGGTCCAACCGGCGCTACAGGAAGTACCGGGGCCACTGGGAGTGTCGGTCCGACGGGGCCCACAGGCCCTGCTGGGGGTGGTGGAAGTGCTATCTCGGTCTCAGACGAAGGTACTCAGCTAACAGCGAACGTTACATCCTTTAATTTCACGGGATCTGGTGTCACGGCTACATCCGTTGGTGATGCTGTAACCGTGAACGTCTCCGCGGGGGTTGGGCCAACCGGCCCTACGGGCGGCGGCGGTGCTCTCGGTTACTGGGGTTCTTTCTACTCCGATACAACCCAGACGATTGCATCTACAACCACCGCTTACGCGATCACGCTTAATAACACTGATCCTAATAGCTCTGGCGTAAGTGTCGTCTCCGGCTCAAGGCTGACGTTTGCTTATGCAGGTGTCTACAACATCCAGTTCTCTGCACAAATAGATAGAACGTCAGGATCTGGTACAGATACAGCTGAGATCTGGTTTGCTAAGAACGGCACGAACATTTCCGAATCGTCGACGAAAGTAACGGTTACCGGAAGTGCGGCGCAAGCGAAAGAAGTAGCGGCGTGGAACTACATGCTTCAGGTCGCGGCTAACGATTATGTTGAGCTGTACTGGCAAGCCACAGATACAAGCATTGCACTTTTAGCCGAGCCGGGTCAAATCAATCCTGTCCGTCCTGCTGTGCCCTCGGTCATTCTGACGGCTCAACAAGTGATGTTTACTCAGCTCGGCCCGACCGGACCGACCGGCGCTCAAGGCGCACAGGGCATTCAGGGAGTGACCGGCCCAACCGGCGATCAGGGCATTCAAGGTGTGACCGGACCCACCGGGGCGGCGAGCACAGTGGCCGGCCCGACGGGGCCCACCGGGGCGCAGGGTGCTGCAAGTACGGTTCCCGGTCCGACCGGACCGACGGGGGCCGCAGGGGCAAACGGCCCGACGGGGCCCACGGGTGATGCCTCGACAGTGCCCGGACCGACCGGCGCAACAGGCCCTACCGGGGCAGCAGGCGCAGCCTCTATAGCCGTGTTGGACGAAGGAACCCAAATCACTTCCGCAGTGACTTCTATTAACTTTACAGGCTCCGGTGTGACAGCTACGGCAGTAGGCTCTGCTGTAACTGTTAATGTATCCGGCAGTAGTGGTACTGGCGATGTTGTCGGCCCATCATCTGCTGTTGACAGCCAGATTGCGTTATTCAACAGCACGACCGGCAAATTGATTAAAGCAGCAACCACAACAGGTCTGCTTAAGGCTTCGTCAGGTGTCATAGCCGCAGCGGTATCTAGCACAGACTACGCACCAGCAACGACAGGCACTAATGCTCAACTGCTGGCAAACAACGGTTCTGGTGGTTTTTCTAACGTTACGGTTGGTGCTAATTTATCTTTATCTGCTGGTACTTTAACGGCTGGTTTGGTTTGGCAGTCGGTGCAGACCACAGGATTTACCGCAGTCGCAGGCAGAGCTTATCCCTGCAATACGACCTCAGCGGCTTTCACAGTGACTTTACCTTCGAGCGCTAGTGCTGGGGATCAGGTTCAACTGCTTGATTATGCCGGAACATGGGCGACAAACAATGTGACAATCGGACGAAATGGAAATAATGTCAATGGTCTGGCCTCAAACCCTGTTATGAATATCAATAGAGGCGCTGTAACTTTTACTTACATCGATGCAACTCAAGGATGGGCTGCTACAGATTCATTCAAGGTTTCGGATTTGTTTTTGACAGTGGAATATTTGGTTGTTGCAGGAGGTGGCGGTGGTGGCGGTTCTTACGGAGGTGGTGGGGGCGCTGGTGGCTTCTTAGATGGAACGCTGTCGGTAGTTCCGGCAGCGGCTTTAACTATTACCGTCGGAGCTGGCGGCGCGGGTGGGTCACCATCAAACGCAGCAAATGTTGGCGGCAATGGTTCTAGTTCTGTATTTAGTACCATTTCAACAACTGGAGGCGGTGGTGCCCCTGGCTATCTTCCAGCGGGAGCCGGTGGTCAAAATGGTGGATCAGGCGGCGGTGGGATGGTTTTTAATGGCCCTGGCGGGACAGGGGTTGCCGGACCTCCGAGGCAAGGTTACAACGGAGGTAATGGCGCTCCTGCTGGCCCTGATTCGGGAGGTGGCGGTGGTGGCGCTGGTGGTGCTGGAACGGCTGGTGCATCAGGAGTCGGTGGAAATGGAGGTAGCGCAAAAGCATCGTCTATTACAGGCGCAACTGTCTATTACGCAGGTGGTGGCGGTGGTGGATCAAGAGGTTCTACCTTTGGCCTTGGGGGAGGAACCGCAACTACTGCTCAAAAAGGTGGCGGCGGAAATGGAAACGCTGGAACTACAGGAGCGTCCGCAGGAACGGCTGGTTCAGTAAATACTGGTGGCGGAGGAGGCGGCGGCGGTGAAGGAGCGCCATCTTTTTCCGCTAGTGTGGGCGGCGCTGGCGGTTCAGGAATTGTTATCTTGAAGATACCCAGTACAAACACGGCTACATTCTCTGGCGGTGTGACATCAAGCGTATCGACTGCTGTTGCTGGGTACAAGATTTACACCGTTACTGCTACATCCACCACATCTGAAACCGTCACATTTTCATGAATGTGCATAATTTATTTCCTATCCCTGTCGGCTTTACTGAGCTAGGGAGGCCTTTGTCTGATGAGGAGCTGTTTTTCATCCGTGAGCTTGAGACAAGACCGAATCAAGGCAACACTACAAGCACAAACAATTTTGTCTTGCGTGATCCTGTGCTGACGAACCTACGTTCGTTCATTGAAGATGCTGTCTCGGAATACTTTAAGTCCACAGTCAATCCTAAGCACAATGTAAGTCTGAGAGTCACGCAAAGCTGGTGCAACTACAGCGATCAAGGTCAATATCACCATAAGCACGCACATCCAAACAGTTATATCTCTGGTGTGTTTTATGTACAGACCAACCCTGATGACAGGATTTATTTTTACAAGGATGGTTGGCAGCAGATTAAATTCCCTCCTGACCAGTGGAACCCGTATAACTCTGAAAGCTGGTGGTTTGATGCTTATGAAGGCCGACTGATTCTTTTTCCCTCGTCATTGACGCATATGGTTCCTGAAGTCAAAGGCGAAAACACAAGAATCTCTTTATCATTTAATACATTTCCCGTTGGTGTGGTCGGGGAGGAAATGGATTTAACAGGCTTAAGGATAGAGGCTTGATATGGCGCACTTTGCAAAACTTGATAACTTAGGTGTCGTTGTGTTTGTTACTGTAGGGCGCGACGAGGATGAAGAACTCGCGCTTTGTGCAAGAACAGGCGACACCTATCGCAGAACGTCTTACAACACTCGCGGCGGGGTTCACTATGACCCTGTAACGGGTTTACCATCTGCCGATCAATCTAAAGCCTTCCGCAAAAACTATGCGGGGATTGGCTATCGGTATGACATCGACCGCGATGCTTTCATCCCACCTAAGCCCTATCCATCGTGGGTACTGAACGAAGATACTTGCCTATGGGATGCGCCTGTACCTATGCCGCAGGACGGAAAGATATATAGCTGGGATGAGGCAACGACGAGTTGGGTTGAAGTGACTTAACTACGGCGCAGATAATTTAGAATGACGAAAGCCCGCAGTGCTACCAACACATACGGGCCTTCTAACCAACAACGAGGACATTCGTTATGGCTGCAAAGATTCTACCAATAGAAACACTGCAACAACTGTTTCGTTACGATCCAGACACGGGAGATATCTATTGGATCTCGCAAGGCGGAGGAAAGATCAAGAAAAAGCCTGCCGGTACAATCGTTAAAGCTGGCTATGTAGGCATTCTTATTGACGGCAAACGATACTACGCACACAGAATCGCGTGGGCTTTACATCACGGCAAGCATCCAGAGCTTCATCTGGATCACATTAACGGTATTAAGACTGACAATCGGATTGCCAATCTTAGAGAGGCAAACGATATGCAAAATGCTAGGAACTCAAAAAAGCCCGTTAATAATACTAGCGGTTATGCGGGCGTGTCATACTGTAAGTGCACAAACAAATGGCGAGCATCAATAAAAGTAAACCGCAAAGTAATTTACTTTGGGCGATTTCAAGACATTAAAGACGCGGTTCGCGCAAGAAAAGAAGCTGAGATAAGATACTTTGGTGAATGGAGAAAACAAGATGAAAATTTGCGTTAACGCAATCTCAAAAAACGAAACTCAGTTTGTAAAGCGTTTTTACGAGTCAGCCAAAGATGCTGACTTAATCATTCTTGCCGATACCGGATCAACAGACGGAACCGCTGATTTTGCTAGAGAGTGCGGCATCACTGTTTATGACATCTCAATCATCCCGTGGCGATTTGACCTAGCAAGAAACGCTGCTCTAGCTTTAGTTCCCGCTGACGTTGATGTAATCGTCTCTCTTGATCTTGATGAGGTTCTTGAGCCGGGATGGCGCGAGGAAATAGAAAAAGTCTGGACTCCAGAGACTACAAGACTTAGATATAAATTCGATTGGGGTCAAGGCATTTGTTTTTACTACGAAAAGATCTTCGCAAAAAAAGGCTACAGGTTCCATCACGCTATTCATGAATACCCACGTCCTGACCTACGTATTCAAGAGGTCTATGCACACACCGACAGGCTCTTAGTCTCTCATCATCCAGATCCGACTAAGTCACGCGGTCAGTATCTTGATCTCCTTAGAATGGCTGTTAAAGAAGATCCGAGCTGCCCTAGAAATGCTTTCTACTTTGCTCGTGAACTGACCTTCTATAACCTTTGGGATGAGGCTATAGAGGCTCTGCATACTTACCTAAATAACCCTCGCGCTGATTGGCCTAACGAACGGTGTTATGCGATGCGGCTTTTAGGGAAGGCTCACGATGAGAAAGGAAATCACTGGGAAGCTCTAAAGTGGTTTCGGATGTCGATCGCCGAGGCTCCGGGAACCAGAGAGCCGTGGGTTGATGCTGCGATGTCGTATTACCGAAAGTCAATGTGGAAGGAATGCCATCACGCAGCGACAATGGCTTTAGAGATCAAAGACAAACAACTGGTTTATACATGTGACCCCGAAGTGTGGGGATCTAAACCTCATGACTTAGCAGCGATTTCTGCTTACAATTTAGGCCTGAAAGACGAGGCGATAAGACACGGAGCGGAGGCAGTCAGGCTGTCTCCAGATGATGAACGGCTTATCAGGAATCTCGAATATTATGGACAGCCAGACTCTAATTAACATCTTATTCGGCGCAATCTCAGCGGCGTTCGGTTGGATCTTCCGAGTTGTTTGGGAAGCTGTAAAAGAAATGCAACGCGATCTTCGGGACATCGAAAAGAATCTGCCTCACGATTATGTCCTTAAGAAGGATTACGAGACCGATATTCACGAGATTAAATTTATGCTCGGCAAGATTTTTGACCGGCTTGAGGGCAAAGCCGACAAATGAGTTTTGAGTCAGCCTTTGACAAAATGATTCAGGACGAAGGTGGCTATGTCCTGCATAAAGTACAAGGCGACACTGGCGGTTTAACCTACGCAGGGATTGCGAGAAACAAGAACCCGCACTGGCCGGGATGGGGCTTTATCGACAGAGACGAAACCCCACCAACTCAAATGGTCAGGGACTTTTACAAGTCTGAATTCTGGGATCGCATACAAGGCGACCAACTGAATTCTGTCGTTGCTTCTTCTATCTTTAACTTCGCTGTGAATGCTGGCGTTTCTGTAGCTTCCAAACTGGCTCAGATATGCGTTAAAACCGCTCCAGACGGCGTTATCGGTCCTAAGTCCATACAAGCCCTCAACCAGATGAACGAAGAGCTTTTTGTGGCTTCCTATGCCCTTGCAAAGATCGCTAGGTATCGGGACATTGTGATGAGAGACCGAAGCCAGATTAAGTTTCTTTTAGGCTGGATCAATCGAGCGCTCAAGCTGTGAACATCCTCGGCATATCCTCTGTCGTTGAGTCCGTCGGGAAAGTTATCGGCGACCTTCACACGTCCGATAAAGAACGGATGGAGCTTGAATTAGAGGCTAAAAGAATAGATCAGGCTGTCGACCTCGGTCAGATGGAAGTTAATAAGGTCGAGGCTGCTAATCAGAATCTCTTTGTGGCCGGATGGCGACCTGCAATAGGTTGGGTTGGTGCTGGCGCGATGGCCTACCAGTTCCTTCTTTATCCCATTCTTGTCTGGGCGTGGGTCTGGTTGCAGGCTGAGGGTTATGTTCCCAAAGAAGTAAAGCCTCCTCCTATGCTGGATACAGAGGCTCTGTGGGTTATTTTGAGCGGGATGTTGGGGATTGCCGGGATGAGGTCTTTTGAAAAGAGTCGCGGTGTAGCTCGGTAAGTTTCCGCTTCACCATTTCCCCAACCTCGTCGCCGTGATGTTTGGCGATCTTTTCGATTAGCGGTAACCGAGCCGCACGAGGCTTCGATAAAAGCCAGTGAGCCCAGTCTTGTACGACATACGGCATAGCAGCCTCATAAGCCTCCGCAATTTCCGATCTATCACTGGACTTCACCGACTTGATGATCTCCAGCCAGTGCCCACGCTCTAAAGGCTCGATGCTTTTCGATGGTGTCTGGGCATTCTGTGGAGGGAGGTCTCCAGCCGTGTTCGCGCCAGATTTCCTCGACGGGTCTAAAGGTTCGTGGGGATCGTTGGCTTTCAATGAGTTCCTTCCAGTTCATAGCTTCTCCATCAAATTATCTACTTCGTTCAGAAAATTAACAACGTCCGTTTCTAGACTTTTAATATCCTCCTCAGACGGCTCAAAACGCACCACAAAGAGCTGTAGTCTCTCCGGGAGTCTAGGGTCAAAGGAAACGAAATCGACCCACCTACGACCCGTACAAGCCATCTGTGCCATCATTTGATTCTTGTAAGTTGTCGGCACTTCTCCCGCGGTTAAGTAGCTTATGTGCGTCGAGGTCTTAGGACACTTTATTTCTATAAGCCCATCCTCGACAAGACCATCAGGGCTGGCAGCAAAGTAAGGGATTGCCGGGTGATCGACGATGGCTATTTGTTCCACCCAGCGACCCGTCTTGATCTGATACGCGGCACGAGCTAAAGGTTCGTTCAGTGTTCCCCATTCCATATAAGAGTTTGTGAATGTCTCGGCTACCGTTCCTGTGAGTCTTTCTGCAAGGATGTCTGCAAGATAATTTGCCCGCGTAGCTGTTCCCTTTTTAGCTCGCGCATCTGATACACGGGAAGCTGTCACCTTCCCTAGTCTTGCAAGCCTCCACTCCTCGGTTCCCTGTTCCATCAGAATGCGATCTTGTCATCGTCTTTTCGAGTGCCTTTCTGTCCGAGCATCTGGAGGCTCTCGGCGATGATCTCAGTGGTGTACTTGTCAACGCCTTGTTTGTCCGTCCACTTCCGGGTCTGTAAACGACCTTCTATGTACAACGGCTTTCCTTTTTGAACGTACTTCTCGATGATCTCGGCTAACTTCCCATAGGCAACAACACGATGCCACTCGGTTTCTTCTTGAGGCTCGCCCTGTTTGTTCTTCCATCTATTCGTTGTAGCAAGAGTGAGGTTAGCTAAAGCCGTTCCCGATTCTGTATATCTGCATTCAGGGTCTTTGCCTACGTTACCAATCAAGATCACTTTATTTACTGATGACATTCACTATTCCTTTTTGAAATAACCATCCAATTGTCTTTCTATGTGCTTCTTCCCACGCCTGCCTTTTCTCTTCTTTACCCGCGCCTCCTTGATCTATCTGCATGTGGCATCTATAACAGAGCGCAGCGACCCGAAAGTCATGTGCCTTGATGCCCGTTCCTTTTCCGTCCTTTTGTTGATTGGAATGAGCTGCGACAACTGTCCCATCCTCGGCACCGCAAAGTCCACAAGGAAGTTCTCTGCAAGCCTCAAGTAGTTTCTTAGATCGCCAGTTCACGCAGTGTTCCTGATGTCGGCTCGCATGTTCGCTTGTTCAGACCTCCAGATCTCAATCCTTGCCTGCGCTGCGATCAGATCCCACCGTAACTTCTCTTCGATCTCGACGGCTTGCTTAAGTCCGTGTAAGAGTTCCAGATACTCCGGGTGAGCGTAAGCATCTCTTTCTTGAGCACCCAAAGCTGACTCAAGACTAGCCTTCATCAGGATAGCTTTCTTAGACTTCCTGAACTCCTCCAAATAGACACGTTGAGCTTTAGCATCGGCGAACTGCCGAGCGTGCTTAAGGATGTAATCGACAGCTTTATGCGGGTCTTTCATACGTCTACAAATTGATGAATAGGAATATGAACACAAGGAACAACATCATCAGGATCTCCTCTATCTGTACGGCCACCGGGTAGGATTGGATAGCCAACACGAAACGTCCAATACTTCATCGTATCCGTCCACTGCACGACTAAGAGTGCGAGTCGCTGGGAAGCGTTTTGGATTTCAATGCCTGATCGGAACTTCGCGAAATCCAGCATATAAGTGTTGTAGTCAGTTGACTTACAGTTCCTTGTTTTCACCTCGACCCATCTGACCAGCTGCCCGTTCTGATAGGCGGCAAAGTCCATTTCGTAGAACTTAGGCAGTCGATAAATGTCGTAGTTGAAACGATCAGCAAATGCCTGCGCTACGGCTAACTCTCGTTTCCTATCAAGTTCAGTTTCGTAAACAGGTCTCACAGGCCTAGCTCCTTCTTACGTTTGTCTTTAGCTGCTTCGATTTGTTTTACAAGGTCAGGCGATTTCTTGTGCTTAACAAAAACCTCCTCATAAACTTTCCTGAGATTGTCTTTGTTGGCGCTGGCGATCTTCTCGAGATCCTTATCGAAGTTAGATTCAGACATTACCTCGTGGGTCTGATTCTCACTGTCGTTATCACCCTCTGTGGGGATGCAAAAGGCTTGCATCAGAGCGTACTTGTAGGCCGCTGACATTGCTTTATTGGTTGCCTTATCACCAGAGTCCATAGCCTCGCCAATCGTTGATATAACGTGGCTAGAGCCATCTTCGCCAGAGACTAAAGCGAACTCCATTGAGACGGTGACGTAAAACAAGGCAGTGCCAGACTTGTTGACACGCTCGACAACCTGACGGTCTGTAACGCGAGGGAGGATGCACAGCTTATGCTCCGCAAGGATGGGAGCCATTGCGTTATAGACATCGTCAATACCGCGAAACTGGTATCGCTGCGCTTCGTTAGTCCTCTGTTTGGCAATCCCTGCTTTGGAGATCGCACTCATCACTTTGCTTATTGCTTCGTAGACTTTCTGCATATCGTTTTATC